CCACCGCCCATTTATTAGCTGCTTTTATGCGAACGATTTCCCTGCCCAAGCGGCGTTTCTCCGTGTGGTGGCACGTAAGGCAGCTAATAAATGGGCGGTGGTGCACCACGGTAAGTACGACTCAGGTGCGATCAAACGCCACGCGAACGTCGTGCTGCCGTATCACTTCGATACCATGTTGGCCCACTACATTTTCGACGAGAATCAAGACCACGACTTGAAGTATGTATCCAGGGTTGAACTGGATTGCCCCGAGTATGACCTACCCAAAGAGATTAAGATAAGCGATAAGCCGGAGTGGCTGGAGCGTATGAAGGATCCCGCTATTCGGGAAAAGTACTGGGAGTACAACGCTCGGGATGCGTGGAACACCTTGCATTTAGGTTATAAATTCTCTGCGAAGCTACGTACTAACGCTCGGCTTCGACGGCTATATAATGAGCTTGTCATGCCTTCCTCACGTGCGCTGGAAGCTATAGAGGCGGAAGGCTTACCCGTCGATAAACAGCAATACGCTGCCATGGAAACGCGTATCGCGATGGAGCGCAACGCTGCGGAGGAAAATCTCAACGAGATGGCAGGGCGTGAAATCAACTGGGGCTCTCGCGATCAAGTTGCCGTGGTGTTATTTGACGACTTGGGGCTGCCTGTAAAACAAAACACCCCGACAGGTAAGCCCTCTACTAGTGAGACCGCAATCGTTGACCTGAAAGGTAAGCACCCGATCATCAATGAGCTACTGTACTACCGGGAGTTGGATAAGATCCTAGGTACTTACTTGGAAGGGTGGAAACAGTATATTTTCGGTAACCGTATCTACTTCAGCTACAAACAGCCGGGTACCGTCACTGGACGATTCAGCTCCCGTCTGCACCAGATACCCACGGACGGCGACATCCGCTCCATTATCGCTGTCGCGGATGACCCAGACCAAAGCTTTATAGACTCAGATTGGGATTTCGTCGCGGCGGACCTGTCGCAGGCTGAGCTACGTATCGCTGCGGAGATGTCCGGGGACTTGAGCCTGATTGAGGCGTACCGCGACGGGCGTGACGTGCATTGGGATACCGTGCTGTACATGATCGGCGCTGGACACATGGATGAGTACGCCCGACAGGCAATTGATACTGCAGTCCAATTAGCCCCGCATACCCGTAGGAAGCCGTACCTACTAGATGCTTTAGAGATCCTGCGGGAGGCGGGTATTGAGCGTTGCAAAAAGATCTGGAGCGGTTGGAAGGATGCCCGCGATTGTGCTAAACGCATTAACTTCGGGTTCCTGTACGGAATGTACGAGAACACCTTTATCGTTAAGGCTAAAGTCGATTACGATTGGATGTGCACATGGAAACAGGCGCATGCCTACCGCACGGGGTTCTTCGAGCAACGCCGGGGGCTTGAGCCCTGGCACAATCGCTGCAAGCGTGTAGCTCGTATAGACGGCTACGTAACGAACATGTTCGGGCGCGTGCGACGCCTGCCTGCGATCCAATCGACGGACAAGGACGCCCGTATGGAGGCAGAGCGGCAGGCGGTGAACAGCCCTGTGCAAGGAACGATCGGAGACTGGAAAGCGGCCGCGATGGTCGAGATTCACGAGACAATCGACAGGGATCGGTTTAAGCTCTGCGGAGAACACCACGACGCCCTTTTGGGGCTGGTCCGCAAAGGCTACGAGGACGACGTATTGCCCCCCGTGCGACGAATCATGGAGCGCCCCGCGCTCCTTAAAACCTTCAAGATCAAAATGTCCGTCCCGATGGTCGTAGACGTTAATGTCGGTCCGTGGGGCAAGGGTAAGGTGTACCGTGATCCAAAGTGAACATGGGGCTCCAGCACATTATCATCCTACCGCGGCGCATAAAGAAGCGTGCCCTCTATGCCGTCCTAATAAAACTGTACCCGAGCTAAATGCAGCTTATATAGCCGCACAGCGGTATATGGCCGTACAGCTACGATTCGATCGCGAATCTTTCGATGCGTTAAAAGAACTGCTGCGCGAAAAGTCTATCTACAACGCAGGACGTCTTGGAGCGGAAGAATCTCCTGAGCACCGCCGAGACCGCGAAGCGCTCAAGCGGGTATTTGATCAGATTCGCACAGTTGACTATAGCGATGTTTAAAACCGGATTTAGCAAGGTGAAGTGCTGGCGTAGCTGCAATAAGCGCTACGAGTTTGCCTACGTCCGCAATCTGCAGGCAAAGCGACGCGCGGCCGCGCTATTACGGGGGACGATCCTGCATGAGATGCTGGCTGCGCGGGACACGGTAGGAGATAAAGGCGCAAACAAGGTATTCATTGACTATGACTTTCGTTACGCGCAGCTTTTCCTAGAAGAGCGCGAGTTCTACGGCGAGAACTTCATGGATGACATTTGGCGCATCTATCGCGGCTACGTGCGCACCTACAAGGAGGACGACTGGAAAGTGTTGGCCACCGAAGGGCTCGTCCGCACGCAGCTTACACCCAAAATAGAGTTTGAGGGGCACTACGACTTGCGCGTTCTACAAAAGAGTCGGATGTGGCTCGTGGATCACAAGACGCACAAAGTGATCCCGACCGCTGAGGAGCGCTTCAACAACTTCCAGTTGCTCCTGTACGTCGAAGCCTGGAACCGAGAGCACAAACGCGCAGAGCACGTCGAAGGAATCATCTGGGATTACATCCGCACCAAGGCACCGACAATCCCCGAAGTACTGAAAGGCGGTCAGCTCACGCGGCGTAAGGATCTGGATACGGACGTATACACGTATCGCAAAGCGATCCGTGACAACGACTTAGAGGAGGATGCGTATATACCGTACTTGCGGGAACTAGAGAAACGCGCGCCGGACCGGTTCTATGCCCGTGTGCCGCTGCCTGTACCGTCAAAGGAGATGACTAACATTGTCGTACAGGAATTCATTCAGTCCGCGGAGATGATGCGCACCGCCCAGCATTTTCCGCGCAACATGACATACGCCTGTAACCGATGCGAGTTCTTTAAGTTGTGCAATGCTGAGCTTTCTGGTATTAACGCTAAGTTCGTGGAGAAGAACGATTATGAAGAACGCGAAGAAGACACGCGCGCAATCGAGATGGATTAGTAAAACAGCCTTACTAAAAGACCTGCGTTCTCTATTAGAAATTCGCCGACTTTCCGGACGCACTTGGGAGCTGTCCGTAATACGCGACGCGATCAAATTCTTGAGTCAAAAGTGAAAAAGTTGACTAAAAAACCACGCCGCAACGTCATTCTCGTAGATTGGCGTAGAATGCCGCGGAATCATTTCCGAGCAAGTGTACACGGGTTTTATAGTTGGGTAGATCGAGACTTCGTTTTCCGCGAGTGGGATTATCCTAGCGACTACGAAATAACCGATTATGATTTAGCTGTAGGACCGTGGAAATGAAAAAGTTGACTAAGCCTGCGCGGGGTATCGAGAGCCGCATCCGTCCTCTGTCGGACGTCGAGCGTCACGTCGCAATGCTGTGCTACGGCGATCAGAAGACCGGCAAGACCGTCTTCGCATGTTCCTTTCCTAAGCCACTACTGTTGCTGGATATCCAAGAGGAGGGCACTGACTCCGTCATCGATGTGGACGGTGTGGACGTGCTGCCCATAGAGAGCACGGGCGATATGGAGGATGCGTATTGGCATCTGGAGAGTAAGACCAAATACAAGTCAGTCGTGATAGACCAAATGACCGGTCTGAACGCGCTCGTGATACGGGAACTGAAAGCAAAGAAGAACCAACGCCCGGACGATGTATTCTCACAGCGCTCTTACGGACAGCTGGGCGGCTGGATGATGGAGTGGATTCTCAACTACCGTAATCTCATCAAGAGTGGTATGCACGTATGCTTCCTGTCACACCAAAAGCGCATTGAGCCGCAAGATGAAGATGACGATCGTTTGGCGCCTGAGATTACCGCGGCGCTCACCGCATCGGTCACGAATTTCCTGCTTGGCGCGGTGAGCGTTATCGGTAACCAGTTCATACGCGAGAGCTACGACAAGAAAACTAAGGAAACGGAGATGCAGCACTGCATGCGGCTCGTGTCCGGCTTCTACCGCTGCGGCATTCGACGCCCAGTGAGTGCCGGGCCGGTCCCGGAATACATTGTTAACCCTACGTTCGACAAGATTATCAAACTTTCTAAAGGCGAGTCGCTGGCTCGCAAAGTAAAACGTCTGTAAACACAACGCGAGGAGCGAATCGCACACATGAAGAAGACTGCAAGTAAACGCCACAAAGGCAACGTCATATCCGTCGATTTTACCGGGGTCAAGTCCGGCGGCGCTACAATTCCGGACGGACGCTACGCCGCGAAGATCACGGCAGTCGAGCAGAAGGAGGGCAAGGAGTCCGGCGAGCCTTACCTTGAGTTGACGTGGGAAATCACGTCCAAGAAGTGCAACGGGCGAGAGGTGAAGTTTGATAACTACTCGCTGCAGCCACAAGCGCTCTGGCGTCTCAAGGGAATGCTGGAAGCGATGGAGGTCGAAGTACCGGACGGTGAGCAGGACATCGATTTCGACGAGCTGATCTCGGACGAGACCGAATGTATTATCGAGGTGACCGGCCAGAAGTCCCCGGACGGCGACCGCATCTACGCTCGTGTCACGGGGCATGCTCCGCTGGCGGACGGCAACACGGTAGACGATGAAGAGGGAGGCGGCGAAGACGAAAAACCAGCACGCGGCAAGAAGCCTGCGAAGGACGAAGAGGAGGACGACGAGCCGCCGAGACGCCGTGGCAAAAAAGACGAGGAGGAAGAAGAGGAGGAAGAAAAACCCTCCAGCAAGAAGGTCAAGAAAGGTGCCCGGGTCAAATTCAAGGACGAGAAGAACAAGCTCACCAAAGGGACCATCGAGAGCATCGACGGCGATGTCGCGACCGTTGTATCGGACGCGGAGGACACCTACGAGATTGACATCGAGGAACTGACCGTCATCGGCTGAACCCAGGTGCAAGGCGGGGAGCCAATTTATGGGCGGAGTATTCTGTCTGTTGCTAGTTCAGAGTATTCCGGGCTCCCCGCCCTGCTAGAAGTCCCGCCTGCGCGCTCCTGCGGGGGTTCGCCCCTTCCGTATGGACAGGAGCGCGCAGGGTCTGGGCAATGAATCGTCGCTAGCTGGGGGAGAGGAGCGCCGTCATCGTGAAAACGGGGTGCGGACGGTCTAGGCTGACAAGGGCAGCAACTAGGTTCATGCCTCTGCGACGCTGTAAACCTTCCCGGTATGTCCCCGCCTGATAGCGCAGGTACTGAAGCGGGAAGATGGGTTTACGGTTCGCCCCAGCACTTTTAACGATATGAAATTACGACCCTACCAACAAGAGTGTGTTGACAAAGCCCTGGGCATAATGCGGGAGGGTGGCGGCTTTGGTATTTGGCTGGAGCAAAGAACCGGTAAGACCCGCACGGCTGTCAAGATAGCCGACACGGTGCAGCCAGCGCATCTGTGGATTATCTGCCCTAAGGCTGGAGGCGCAGCTCCTGAGGTGTGGTGGCGCGAGATCGGCGCATGGATGAAGGAGCACCACGGCCTGGATGAGACGCAAATACGCGTTGAAAATTACGAGCAGTGGGTCAGCAAACGCAAAGCTCTGTACAAAGAGGCTAAGTCGCTACGCGACCTGATGATCATTTGCGACGAGTCGCACTACATCAAATCCCGGGGTACCTCTCGTTCACGCACCGTACGCCATTTGGGACGTCTTGCACGCTGGCGGCTTGCGCTAACAGGCACCCCGATCGCGCAGGGCATACACGATGCGTGGTCGCAGTTTGATTTCATAGACCCTGGAGTATTCGGCAAGTTTGATAACACGTACGAAGACCCTAAGACGCGAAAAGTACTGTTGAAAGAGGGCTTCGAAGGACGTTACCTCGTTTACGGCGGGTATAAAAAACACGATGTAGTAGGATTCCGCAACGAGGAAGAGTTTTATAAGAAGTTCCACGCGCACAGCTATCGCAAGACCTTACGCGAAGCCCGCGACACTCCGCTGATTCTCAAGTACGAAAAGGTCCCTGTGGAGCTATTGCGCAAGACGCGAGAAGCCTACGAGCAGTTGAAACACGATCTCATTACGGAAGTCAACAAGCGTAAGATCAAAGTCAAGAATGTGTTAGCCAGCCTCATTAAACTGCAGCAGGTAACCGGCGGCAGCGTATTGATGGCAGGGGAGAATGATGGGGATAAGCCTGAGCTGATTGACATCAGCCGGGAGAAGCTCCACGCGCTGAGCCGGTTAGTCAAGCGCATCCCTGAAGGGAAGTTTATCGTTATAGCCCGGTTCCGTCACGAGATGGACCGCATTGCGAATAGTCTGCGGCAGTACGGGTATAACGTCGGCATCGTACGCGGTGGGGAGCCCTACGACGGCAAGTTTAAACACGACTGTATTGTGATGCAAATACAGGCCGGTATTGCCGTGGATATGTCAAAGGCTAACTCCATACTATTTTACTCAGTCGATTTCAGCATGTTGAATTTCGAGCAGGCCAGATTCCGGATACTTGACTTTACCAAGCTGGTGGGGCATTACTACTTTATTAGCGCTAATGATACGATCGACGAGGACATATACTTAGCGATAACCAGAAAGCGCAACGTGGCAAAATTAGTGTGCGACACTTACAGGACGAGAACAGCATGAAAGAGATTGCACGGTTTGATAGTAACGGCGACTCAGCCCCGGGTAACGGCGAGTGGTGTAAGTGGTCTGACGTGGAAGCGCTCCGAAAAGAGTTAGAGGACTTACGCGCTCAAGCGCTTGCCGCCGTGTGGCTCATCCCGGAAGACCACAACATTGCGGGGCTGCTGCACCTAGCTAGAGAAGCGCGAGACGTATTTATGGGAAAGGACAAACAGACCATTGCTAAGTTACAAGACGAATTGTCTGACTTGCATGTAGCTTATAGACAGGCGGTTAGACCGCCTACTGTAGGCGTCAACCATATTCATGGAGTTAAGCCCGGGGGGCCTGAGTATAAAGACATGTGCTACGAGTTGACCATAACGCACATAACACGAGCCCCCAACGGTGGTTTGGATATAGAGGTACGCTTGCCGTGAGCACTGAACCGCGCCGCATTAAGAGGATAATCCGCAAGCTTCCCAAGCAAGGTACCTACTACGGGGAAACAAAAATTCTGCGTACGATGGACCCGGAGCCGAAAGCCAAAGCTAACCCTGTCAAAGTGCGTCAGGAGCACGTCTACGCGCTGACCAAGCCCCGCGTAGTGGAAGGGTATGTGACTCTCACGCAGCTTGCCGCGGAGCGCGGTATTCAAGCACAGCTCGCCCGTATCTGGGTCATACATGCCAACATCAAAAAACCCGCTGACGGTTGGCGTTGGCCGGTCAAATCCAAAGTGTTGGGTAAGGTGCGTAAAATATTGGGGCTAGAGCCGTGAGCGAGGCTAGCTTCTGGAGGTACCTATCCCAGCTGCTCCCGAAAGAGGGGCACTATACCCGCATGGAGAACCACGATACGGGAGCTGGGTTTCCAGACGTGCACTACACCTTGAACGGGGTCAGCGGCACAATCGAGCTTAAGGATGCCAAGCGACCCGGCGCTAAGTACCCGTTCAAGGGCGAGAGCGGTCTACGTCCTAGTCAAATACGGTGGATGCGGGAGGAAATAGACCACGCTGAGGGGCGCGTAATTCTCGCCCTTCAATGCGGTGATCGGGTGTACTTGATGAAAGCCGACCTGTACTACGATGAGCTGCACCGCATGTTGGAAGAGAACATCGCGAATGTAGCCGCCGTAAAGTGGACGAAGGGGAGTAAGCACAGAAAGAGCGGGGACGACAAGTACCCAATAGAGATGCAGCTACGCGACTTGTTAGAGAATACGTTATGAGCTTCCATCGGCCTAAGCAGGTGTTTGTCCCATTCGAGTGGGACGGTAATCGCTGGGTAAAACGAGACGATCTGCCGCGATTCAAGGAGGACTATGAGTGCGCGCTGTATATGACTAGCCACCCGGAGATAAGCTTCCGTGATGGTAAGCCAGTAGCACTCAACTGGATAGAGCGTAACGAAGGCGTTTTAATCGATGAGTATTTGCGCGGGGTCGGAACTCCTGAGTGGAAGTTGTTGAGGCACTAAGATATGGCTTACCGTACTGCAGATCCGAGCAACTGGCGCGCTAAGGCGCGTAAGTCGGAGCCGAAGGCGTGGGAATCGTTTCGCCGTGCCCTGAAGGCAAAGCCACTCTGTGATAACGATAACAGCATGGATCAGGAACTGTGGGAGGCCTTCCTCCAGGGCTGGAAGCGGCGGGCGCGCGCGTGGCCATTCAACACGGCGACTGGCTGGGTACGGAGGGCTATCCGTGGCAGTTGAGCACAAATCATCGGACCAGGAGAGCATCGACGAGATCGGTGAGCTAGCCGATTTATGCGACAACATGGTCGCTGCTGCCTCCTTGCCCATCGAGAACACGATTGCCGTTCAGGCGATGACAGCCAAGTACCGCGAAGTGAGAGACAGGCTGCGGGCTGTCTACGTGAAACTGTCCGGGGAGAATCCATGGGAATAGACGCGCCTTCCACTGATCGGCTGTTACCACTGTTGCTGATTGCAACGGCCCTCTTGGCGGGCTGCGCGAGCCGTACAGATTACGGCAAGTGTGTAGGGCTGGGAGAAAAGCAGAATCCCAAGCTCGAATACAAACTCAGCGGCCGCAATATCGCTATAGGCATCATCTTTATCGAGTTGATCGCGCCACCGATCATCGTCGCGACGGATGAGACGTTCTGTCCCATTGGGCCAGCGGAGTCGCCGAAATGACCGAAGCTCACCCGACCGAAGATCCGACAGTCCACTATGTTGGCTGGAGGCCGGTCGGCGACGACGGCCAACAGGAGTGGGTGCGCATGCGCTCAGGCGGCGGTGAGTGGGGTTGGTGGCATCGTCATGTTGACGATCCGGAGGACTTCGGTAGCAACCCAGTGGACGGTAAGCAATGCAGGACGTGCGGCAAGGTGAAGCTATGACATCGGATTCGAAACTCGACCCCAACCGGCAATGGGAGTATGACTTGGAAGATCGGCAAGCCGCAGCGCGGACCTCAAAGGAGCGCTTATCACCCGAGAAACTCGCCGAGTTTCGAGAGTTGGTCAAGTTTGGCTCTCACCTTGGCGTTGGCGGTCGCGCTCTCGCCCTACTGCTCGATGAGATCGAGGCATGCTGGGCAGAACGTAAACCGGACGAGACGACACAGAAGCCTATCAAGTGGGCCGGTACCGACGAAGAGTTACGTCAGGTATTGCGAGAATTCAACGAAGGAAAGCTCACGGCAGAGCGTTTCGAGCAGTGGTTGAAAGGCTCACCGGTGGAATCGAGATGTATTTGCCCGGTGAAGTCGGGTGACTTATGCCCAGTGCACCATACTGTGGAACCGACGGCAAAGTCCAACGATGCCGTGCGGTGGATATGTCCAGTCTGCACAACGGTCAACAGCAACAACGACGAGCGCTGCTGCGTCGGCTCTTGTGCTGGGAGGCGCCCGGAGAAAGCCAACTGTCAGCACGACTTACAGAAGCCGCACTCGACTATCGAAGTTGATGGCGAGCGCAATGGCAAATGTACCGTCTGCAAGACCGTGTGGAACATCTGAACGTGACCGATACTAGCCGTTCCAAGGAACAGCTCTACATCGCGCAACTGCGTTCGTGCATTGGCGACCTTCTCGCAGTGGGCCGTCCCCGTAGCTGGTGGTGGCGTGACATCTGGGATCAGCGCGTCAAACGAGCCGAGTATCTCTTACGACGGAGAGTGAAGTCATGACCTCAAAGAAGCGGGTCGATGAGTCAATCCCGGCAGTTCTCCGCCGACGCTATAAGTCGTTTAAAGAGGATGGCTACAACGAGCAGGCTCTTGGCGTGCTTGAGCGAGCGGCGAAGGAAATCGAGCGGCTAACCGCCGATGTCCAAGAACTGACCTGCGGCGATCCTCGCAAGGTATGCCCTAACTGTCGCGATAGAAGTCCGGTCGAGACGAACGGAGATGAGACAACCACCGTGAAACGGTATCGAGTTGTCTCGGTATCCCGCGAAGGATTTGCTGAGCTATGGGATGAGAAAGACGAGACCTACGATCCGGGATGCGATGATGAGTTTGTAAGCTCAAACGACTATGAACAGCTACAGGCCGAGAACAAGAATCTGCGGCGCGATGCAGAGCGATACCGTGTCGTCAGGGTGTCGAGGCTTACCGGTGAGGTACTAGCTCATGAGCTAGATGCTGCCTGCGACAATCTCGTAGCCGCATGCTCCGCTGAGGAACCGGCACCACACCGGTTTAAACCCGGCGATCGCGTCTCCATTCCAGAGACTGGCACGTCGGGCACAGTGTTGACGGTCGGCTCGGAGCGAGCGCAGGTCCAATACGACCACGGACCGGTACGGGATCCACTGCTGTCTATCCAACGACCGGAGAAAGCCTCAGCGCGTCGTGTGGACGCATATACGGTTGATGCGCTGTGCGGGTGCATTCGGCTCGTGACCGACGGGTCTGTTTCGAAGTTCTGCGATCACGGGCATCCTTGGAGATTGTCGGAGAAATCGCCATGACCTTCGAGGATTTCTTACGCCTGATCACCTCGCTCGCCATGGTATCGCCCTTCTTCGGGATGTGGTGGGTGGGTCGGCGACGACAAGTGAACGGGAACGAACGTCGATGATCGCAACAGATTGGTATCCGACCGTGAAGATGCGATGGAGCAAGGAAGGAAGGCTGCAACAGGAGTGGCGTCGCGATACGACGGAATATCGTACCCACAACGGTAATCCAGCGCCTCGCCGTTGTGATGGGTTTCAGACGCAATGGCGAGATGTGCCAGCGGAGAGCGAGTCAGAACGATGATTGCAGAATTCTACTGTCCGAGTTGTCGCAAGTGGATTGAGCGTCTTTGCAAAGACCGCCAACGCATCTTGCGCGAGCGCTGCGAGAACGCCGGTCGAATCGTAAAGATGAGGCGACGCGCCGTGGGCAAGGACGGTCGCCATGAGTGACTTCGCCCGAGGTGCACGCGTTAAGCCAAAGGCGCCAGAGCCTCTTCAGGGACGACTCAAAGAGGAAGTGAACTATCCGAGCTTCGTGGTCTACATGGCTCATACAGCCATCAACGAGTATGGGCAGAAGAACAAGGAGGAATTCCTACGCCACCTCTCGGTCGCTTTCGATGAGATGCTCAAAATGCAACATCAGGGCAAATCCGATGGCTGAATACACTCACGCTGCGAAGGGCTATGTCAGTGCCCTACGCGAGAAAACACCGGCTCAGTTCTGCACATGGTTCGATGTAGCCGCCGCATATGACGCTGGATTGAAGCATGGCGTCTATCGAAAGGACAACGCCAAGTTTCATCTGGTGAACCTACGCGACTGTGAAAGAAGCGCCCCACAACGCACAGCGAGTCAACCCGATGGCTGAGCTACCTACTGGCGTTATCCCGGTGAGTGCTGACGAGTTCGACCGGCTCTATCCGCGATACGAGTTCGAGGCGCAGCCGGGGCAGACGTTCCAGCAGTGACTAAAAGCGGATCGGCGCCGGGAGACGGCCAAGAAGGTCAAGCTCGTCAAAGTAAACGCCCCTACATCCACAGGAGATCATAAATGAGTTGGCCAGATGCTGCAGTACATGTTGCCCAGGCGCTAGGTGGCGCAGCCGCATTCGCGGCCTTCTGCTGGATGGCGGTCAAGCTTTTAAAGTAGTGCGAGAGAAAACGATGCTGACAGGTAAGCAACTCGACGACGCCCTAGCCCTAAATCCACTCGGTCGATGTGATGCATCTCGAAAGCCATGTGACCAATTCAGAGGCGCAGGCTGCGCCGATTGGTGCGTATGCGGCTGGCACAAGAGCATGCACCCCGATGATGGCAAGTCAGTGATTACTGACCGCCGACCGTAGGTATGATAACGCGGTTAGTATCCGCGTTGACTATTCCCGTCAGATTACGTGTCGCAGGCGCCACGCCCACGGACGATCTAAGTGCGTGAGCTGCTTGTGCGACTACGGGGTGCTGCATCGCTTCCCGGGACGCGCGTAAAGTGGCCGCCGCGGAAGATGCATCGTTATTCGCAAGGTGCGACAACGCGTCCTTTATCGCACTGATCGCCCGCGCCCCTAATGCGATGACTTCACCGCCCTCCGCTAGCCGCGCTTTGAGCTCCGGTAGTTTTACCTTGGCTCCTGCCATGTGTTGATTGATGTTGTGCATCGTGTCCGCAAGTGGTACGTGCGGCATACGCATGCGTCCGCCCGCTCCGGTAATCGAGTGCCCTAGGTGCGGCACGGTTGAGCGCATTGTCATGGGGTTGCCCACGAGAGTCGCTAACGGAGAGATCGCCCCGCCTGCGGCATGTCCCCGACGTGCAACGACCGAGTTGGCTTGGCGGATCGCCGAACCCTCTGACGCTCCGTGCGAAAGCGCTGAATCCGCGACATGTGCCCACTGGCGTTGTGCCTTCGGGGACTTGGCTTTTTTAGTATGCCGCTGTGCGTCTTTGCTGGTCCAAGGCATCGCAGTATCCCCTCACCGTTCAACTGTTGGAGCGCCGTTCACGACGCAACAAGCCCCAGGCTGCACTGTCGTGCCCCACTCTCCACACCATGTACTTCGCTTGAGGATAGGAGCCCACTTAGAGGCGACGCCTTTCCAACACTGCGCGCAGCTAAAAACCTCATCGGGCCCGCCGCCCACGCGTACCGCGTAACCTGCGATAGAGGCAGGCATGCGATTACCCCGCTGCTCGGGGTCGTCCCGATCGATGATTTCCCACGGACCGCAACTGCCTTTGGCGCGGTTGATTAGGAGAGGCGGATTGCCTTTCTTTTTGTCATCGTAGACAAACAGGCACTTGCCCCCATCCGCTTGGTTGCACCCGCCACAGTTGTATTTACGTGCGGGATCAACCGTCTTGGCTTTACCGCAGTACTCATCCGCGTAGTAGGCTTTTTCCGCCCGCTGGCGGTTGTGCTCGACCCACACCGCGATCTCATCCGTCAGCTTATCGGGCTGGATGAACATTCCATCTTTGTCGCGAGGCAAGTCCTGAATCGGACGCACTTGCACTTCCTTTCGCACCCGGCCGCCTTTCGCATATCCCTGCGTGGGCTTTACGGGGTCTCCTGTATCCCCGGTACCCCATTGGAGAGCCCGGCGCAATATCGGACTTTCCCCTACGACTTTAGCCGCACCCATTGGAGCGACCATCGCGGGGTCCGTCGCCATGTCGAGCGCGGTGTCTGTAAAGCTCTTGGCAGGGGCTACACCGGCCGATTGCTGTAACCGCTGGCGAAGCTGGCTCAGCCGGTCAGCGGCCTGCCGGGACCACGCAGGGTCAATCGAGGACCAGAATTGGGGGTTGCTCTTGCCTGGGAGGTACTTGTCCGCCAGCGCCGCGAGCTGCACGAGGTTGTGGGGTACCGCGGTGACCGCATCGAGCACCCCCGCGGGCGTGCCCCCCTGGCTTTTCGTCCAAGCCCGGCCGCCCAACGCAGGACGCCCCTGAGCATCAAGCCCGTACACGAGACTGGCGAGATTCGTCGCGACCCGAGCGCGGTTCTCCGCGTTGGGGTCCGTACCGGAAGGGTTGTCCAAGCCCCGTGCGGCGTCCGCCAAGCGCCGAATGGATGAAGGGGTCTCCTCGACCGGCCCCCCACCCGCTTTGGCCTGGGAGGGCTCTAAAAGCTGCTGTGTCTGCGCATCCGTGAGCAAGGGGCGCTGCTCAGGGTGATCTAGGATTTCCGCCTCCGTGGGAGCCTGGGAGAGCCCCCCGATCAGCCGGTTCATCTCCTCTAAGGAAAGCTGATTAGGCGCCCCCGGAGCACTGCGAAAGCGCCGCATCAGGTCAAAATGCTCCGCGGTGGGCAACGGGGCACTTTTCGCTGCGACCACTGTCGGGTTAATCCACTCACGCGCTCTAGCGAGGAGCTGCGCGAGCTTTTCAGCAATCCCCGCGACCTCTCCTCCACCTGCGTAATTTTGGTGTGCGTCCACCGCACGAGGATGCAAGGTCGTGTTGGTATCGTCTACGACGGTGTTCTCGTATTGCTCCCGTTGCGCCTGGGTCTCCCGGCGGGGTCGATCGATGAGATAGTTCCGCAGGGCGGCCAGGGCATCCCGCACGGCACCAGAGACTCCCGGCGACCCGGGAGAGGAAGACCCGCGTACGACATCCCCTCCTTCCGC